GTCGTTCTACTCTTTTTGTATCTTTGTTTTCTTCTACAGAAAAGGCTGCTTGAGCTTCACTTCCTGTATACTCAATTGAAAAGATTTTTCCTAAATTATCATATGTTTTCGAGTAACGTTCTTTAGGGAAAACAACTTGTAGTCTTTTTGTATCTGTTAAATCGTTATCTGTTAAAGATACTTGGATATCATTTGCTTCATTACCATATAGTTTAGACTCAAAGGTTAATCCACCTTTTTCTAACTTAGCGTTTTCAGCATCTTCAACACGAAGTGCTAAGATATCTCCGGCACTTGTGCCTTCCGTATCTGGATTCCATGCAAGTTCAATTGCATCTAACAAATCTCCTGAACGGAATACCCGTTGTGCTTCTTGGAAGTTTCTTACTTTATATACTGTGTCAGGGACGCCACCTTTAGCAGAACCTGCTAACATCAATAATTTTTCAGAACTAGAAGAACTTCCACCGATTCCTGACGTATCTACATTTATCTCAGTATGCGGACGAGAAATCTTATTTCTCGGGAATTGTTCAACTGCCATGTGTCATTTATCTTCCTTTCTTACTTTAAATTCCTACCTAAATACTTTTCTAAGTAAGGGATAAAATCCTTCTCAGTTTTTTGGTAAAACTTGCCTTGCATATAAGCTTTAAATCCAGGCACTTGATACTGTGTTAAACCAAACCATGGAATGGCAGTGTCTAAAAATGTATCAATATGTGCATACCCTTTTTGGGTAGGTTGTTTATTGTTATGAATTTTTTCTTGCTTGTTACTATGTGTTTTTGTGGATTTCTCTTTCTTCTCGTTTGCCATGATAAACCTCCTCATTATTTACACGAGCAATGATTTCATTAACTCTTTTTTTAATATCAAAACTGACACTATTTGTAATTTGGTATCTTATTGTACAAGGTCTTCCAAAGACTTGCATATCCCCATTTGTTACAACAGGTTGTAAATCAGCAAACTCTACGGTTTGTAAGGCCAAGCCATTTTTTTCTTCCAAGGAATCTCTCATTGTAATTAAAATCATTTTTAAAATTGCGTCTAAACAACGAGCAACATCCATATTATGGCTAATCCCTACGATACCTACACTCTCGTTCATCATGGTTCCCTGATATGTACCAAATACATCTTCTTCATCCGTTTGACTTGTATAACTAATTAGGTATTGGTTATCTAAACAATGTTCATTGTTTTTTAACAAAAAAGAAGCAACCCCATCTTTTACTTGAAAGTCGTCTTGAGAAGAGAAACTAATGTCTTCACTTCCATAATACATTCCGACTGGTTTTGAAGTATCAAAGTACAATCTGTCTTTTGCTTGTTTAACTTCCACAATTTCTTGGATTGTTTCCACTTCTCGGGTACTATAGTCGCCTTGGATTCCTCCAAGAGATTTATTTGTTTCACTTGCTCCACCAAGAGAAATCACATATCGAGCATCAAAGGAATTTTTGGTTTGAGGCATTTCATAGGTCACTGGAATTTCTTTTTTATTAGGGCCTGTATATGCCTCTTTAAAGGCATTTTTTGCCTCTAAATCAATACCCTTCAAAGCTTCGTCTATAATATAGCACTCACTTAAAATGACTTCTAGACGAGATTTAACTTCATCATAAAGATAAGTGTCTATGCTTTGAATCATTTAGTTACCTCCCTAATGTCTTTAGTTTATACTTCATTAAACGATTGATATTTTCCAGTAATGTTTTACTCATATCGTCTTGATTTACATTACTTCGATTGATTATCCAACTATTGGCTGGTGAATTGGCTGATACTGTTCTAAAAGCTACATAGGTATTTCTTTTGCCTTCGCCATATTGTTCAGGTATTATTGTAATATTGTTAGACTTCGGTTTATAGTTAATTTTAGAAACAGAAGGAGAACTAGACTTTCTTCTATCGTATAAATAGTCTAAATTTACAGTAACAGGCTTATTGGATTGAGGCATGTTCCTTAGCTTATCGTAAGACCTTCTAGGCATATCTCTAGTCTTTTTACGAATTGGAATAGTTAAATACCATTGTCCTTGTTTATTAAACTTTTTCTTAGAAGAACGTGCAAAGAAAGGTTTTAAATCTATTGTACCTTTCTTTGCCATTCTTGATTGAGTTACTTGTAAGTATTGAGGCATTCGTTTAACCTCAACATCTTCTTCTGAGTTCATAGCTGTTTCTTGGGCGTCAGACAATACCTCGTCGATAATCGATTGAGACAAATTTTGTAAATGTTTCTTAGGTTCTCTAAATAGTTGCGGATGTTGCCCATTTCTAGCCATTTAGCTTTCCTCCAAAGAACCCACCAAGTTCAGACTGTCTTGAGCCTTCCCTTTTAGGGTCTTTCATTTCTGTTTCCCCGTTTTCTTCTAGTTCTTGCAATCGTTTCTCTGTATCTATTGCTAAACTAAACGGTTCTGAATCAACAAATATGTCTTCTCGTTTAAGCAAAAGTTTTCTTGGTAAATTTTCAAACTCTGGTTGAGGCTTATTAAATTCTGTGTATTGATAACGGCTTTCTTTTAGTAAATCCATAACCATATACCTCAAGGTGACTGCTAAATTCAAGGAAACATTTGTTCCTTCTAAGTGTTGTTTTGGATAAAACATATTTTGTTCTAAGTCAACTTCATAATCAATACCTTCATTTAATGGTTTTCCTTTTCCTCCCATAGCTAAGGTAATGTATTTCACATCATAGGAAAGATAGAAACCATTTTTTATTCGATTTTCGTTTACATCAAAAATAAATGATTGGTAAATCTCGACATCAGGTACAGTAATTCTATCTCTAAAAGTTATCTTAGATTCTAATCGAGTTGTAGCAATTGCTGTACCTGATTCATATAGCCCAAGGTCACCATTGACCATACCTTTTTCTTGACTTTGAATCGCCATGATATCAGGCGTTGCGGGTAAATAAGCAATTCCTCTTCCATGACAAATAGGGCAATTAGGTTTTGGCGCTAAAGTTCTAGGGTTACGACAAGTACATAACCATGATTTTTCAACGAGAACCTTAATGCCTCTATCTCGAATAAATTTTTCTGTTCCGCCCGGGTTAAACTCTATACGGGTGGTCTCTTCTACTTGGTTAGGTAAGGAATAGTCACCTCTTGTATTCGTATCTTCTGTATTAAATCTTGTAGGATTTGGCATACACTATTCCTCCTTAAATAATACCTAAGTTCATTCCGTAGTAGGCTTTTAGCCCACTCATAAGGTTCTCAATGTCTTCATTAATTTGTACAATTTGGGCAGAAGCTCCGCCATACATTGCTGTTTGAGTTGTTTGGATGGATTCGGAAATACCATCGACAGAAAGAGTTTTTCCTGCAATCCCTGCACCAATAATTAAGTTCCCCCAAACTTGGTAAATCTCTTTTAAAGCAATTTTAATCACTAATTGCTCTAAGTCTGCTGGGCATTCCCACTCTTGAGCATATTGGTGTTTTCTAGGTAACATGCCTGCTACATAGTCTACATGAATAAGTTGTGGTGCTGTGGTTCTAGCACCCATACCCATCATAGGGTTCATTATAGGCATACTCGCTGATTGATAAATAGCACCACCACCCATGGCTCCTGTAGCTTGCATCAAAGCTGTAGGGAAAAGTTCAATATGTCCTGCAAGGTTATACACCTTCCACCAATCCGCCGGGTAATCAAATAAAGAAAATCCCGTCATTTCCAGTTTTAATCTTTCTGCTTGGACAATAGGCTTTCTAAATGTTTCTGTAAACATGTAAGAATTGTAATCAGATGAATGGAAATCATGATGTTCATCTTCCACAAGTCTAGGTAGTATAGCCACATCCAATGCATTTTCTGCACGAGATATTGCGGTTTCTAAGACATGGTTATAAAATTTATCTCCCATTTCTTGACCAGAGTTTGGGTCCATAACTTTAATACCGTACATATAAGCTTTAATAGCTTCAGGTGTCCACCCAAAGTCAGCAGGTGTGATGTTGTCTAGTTCTTCTATTTCAACATGTTTAGGGTTTCCGTGGGAATAAGGTCCGCTTGTGTCATATTCATTATTCAAAGCATATCCTTCCTTACTCTTTATCTTTTTTCTTCGTAGTTTTCTTAGCTGTTGTTTTCTTCTTTGTTTCAGCTTTTGGTTTTTCTTCTTTTTTAGCTTCTTGCTTAGGTTCTTCTTTTTTCGGCTCAGGTTTTTTATCTTCTACGTATTCTACATAGGCTAGGTTCCCTAACTTTTCTTGTTGTTCTTTTGTTAAGTCATTACTTTGACCTTTTCATCAAAA